GATTAGAAAGATTGTGGATGGTGAACAATGATAGATAAGAAAGATACTTCCGTCAAGAAGAAGGGAAGATTTTCAGTAGAAGATATAGAATTTATCGAGCAGAATTGCGAGGCTCTTTCTCCACAGGAAATAGCAGATCAACTAGATCGCGATGTTTCATCTATTACCAAGCATATCGAAGATAATATCGGCTTCTCAGCGAAACAGAAAAGGGAGGTGGAGGCTCATCAAGAGCTAAAACGGAAACCTTACTATAAGGAACTTGAAAAACAGTTTTCCGGGGCTGAATTAGAGATGTTTCAGTTCCATTTCAAAAAAATGTGGGCTCAATTCAAGGATGATGTGTTTCATACCGAAGAAATCCAAATCGTTGACACTATTAAGCTCGAAATTCTAATGAACAGAATCCTGACGGCTCAACACGACAGCATTATCAACATAGAGAACACCGAGATGCTCATATCTGTTGAGAAACAGCGGGATAAAGAGGATCAAGACCGTGACTACATCTCGTCGTTAGAGCGACAAGTCGCGATGTTCAGAGCGGCTCAAGAGACGCTATCTAAGGATTACAAAGATCTGCAAGCACGCAAAGCAACAATGCTCAAGGACCTAAAAGGTACTAGGGAGCAAAGAATCAAGGCTATCGAAGATTCTAAATTAACGTTTGCATCACTGGTGAAAAAGATTGCATCAGATCCTACTTTTAGGACACAAATAGGACTAGAGATGGAAAAAATGCGATTAGCTACAGAAGCAGAGAAAGAGCGCTTATCAGAATATATTAAGTATGAAGACGGGCAAGTTGACCAGCCTTTCCTCTCATCAGATACTGTAAAAGGAGATTAAGTTGAAAACAGCAATAATTTTTGGAGTTACTGGCCAAGATGGATCTTATTTAACTGACTTGCTACTTTCAAAAGATTACGAAGTAGTAGGTGTCGCTCGACGAAGTAGTGTGGACACGACGGAGCGATTAGGCCAAAACATAAAAAATAAGAACTTCACTCTAGTTGAGGGAGACATCACAGACGCTTTTTGTGTTTCTGACATTATTAATAAGTTTGAGCCAGATGAAGTTTATAATCTTGCTGCTCAATCTCATGTTGGCACATCTTTTAAGCAGCCGACCCTTACTTGGGATGTAACTGGTGGAGGATGTCTAAATATATTGGAAGCAATCAGAGTTTCTCCTAGAGTTAATGATATTAGATTTTATCAAGCCTCTTCTAGCGAAATGTTTGGTAAAAACTTTACTGTTACAGAAAATGGTAAATATCAAGACGAAAATACCGCATTCATGCCTCAGTCTCCATATGCTATCGCAAAGTTAGCTGCACACCATTTGGTTAGAAATTACAGAGACAGTTATGGTATTTATGCTTCTAGCGGAATCTTATTTAATCACGAAAGCGAAAGACGAGGAGAAAACTTTGTTACTCGCAAAATTACAAAATGGATTGGAAGATTTCTCGCTTCTGGAAAGGACGAAAACTTTCCTAAATTAGGACTTGGAAATTTAAAAGCAAGGAGGGATTGGGGACATGCAAAAGACTACGTTGAAGCAATGTGGCTTATGTTACAAAAAGAAACTGCAGATGATTATGTCGTCGCTACTGGAGAAACACACAGCGTTGAGGACTTCTTGGAATATTCTTTTAAGTACGCTGGCCTTGGCGATTGGGATCAGTACGTGTACATTGACCCTGAGTTCTTTAGACCCGCTGAAGTTGATTACCTACTTGGTAACTCAACCAAAGCAGCAGAAGAGCTCGGATGGGAACCACGAATAAAATTTCAAGAATTAGCTCACAGAATGGTGGAGGCAGATATAAATGAGGAATTACGACGATCCGGCTTACAAGAATTTTCGCAAGGATGTTTTGAAGCGGGATAAGTTTACTTGTAAGATGTGTAAAGTCAGTGGAAAAAGAAAAAAATTGTATGTTCACCATATTAGAAAGTGGGCGAGCGCATCTTCTTTGAGATTTGATGTAGGCAATGGAATAACACTGTGTTACAACTGTCACAAAGAGGTTACAGGTAAAGAAACACATTATGAATCTTATTTATTGGGTTTGATAGATGGTTAAGAAAAAAATACCTAATTATACTGTTATAAAAGACACAAGAGAACAAAGAGGTTGGATTTTTGAAAAAGACGACCGTGACCGTTGTAGTGGTATGATTGTTGATGGTCTGAAAACTGGAGACTACACACTGCAAGGCTTTGAGCACGATGTATGCGTGGAAAGAAAAATGAGTGTAGAAGAGGTTGCAAATAATCTAGGAAAGAAGAAGAAGGCCTTCGATGCCGAAATGAAAAGAATGAATGAATTTTCTTTTAAATATATTATCCTTGAATTTCCTATCACAGACCTGATAGACTATCCACTTCACTTATTGGACGAAGAGGAAAAAGAGCTGTATTATTTATACAAAAAGCAAGACATTGATAAGTTCTGTAAATTATACGAACAGGTTTATGATGTTCCTTATTATAATGAAGAAGAACCCCCTGAATCTGTTGAGCTACCAAGGCTTGCCAAGTTCAGAATAGCAAAAGAAAGAAAAGTAACAGGAAAATACCTACTGAGAGCGATGATGGAATATCAGACATGGTATGGTATTAATATTCTTTTTTGCGACAACAAGAAAAACGCCTTTAAGGTTACACAAAGTATATTTAAGAGGTTGAATGAGATGTTTCATGGTCAAGACTAATAGGACTCAAATATATTCCGCGCTATCTAATTGGCAGGACTACGGATTGCTTAGTCAGACTAGAGAAATATTCCTCGGGTCTGGAGACGATGGCTTAGATTCTAAAGATTCAGCTACCTTTCTGAAGAATCTTATAATGCTTGAGTCTCTAGGCCCACAACCTATTATTGTTCACCAATATAACATTGGGGGAGATCAAGCTGCTGGGTTTGCAATTTACGATGCGATTAAGGCGAGCAAGTGCAAATTTTTGTTTGTATGTTATGGTTCAGCATCTTCTATGGGAAGTATAATTCCACAAGCTGTCATAGGTAAAGGTCTAAGGGTCACACACCCTCATACAGAGTGGTTAATCCATGAAGGGTCTTGTGAGACCAATGGCACAACAAAACAGTTTATATCGAACGCTGAGGCCCTTAAAAAGTCAAAGGAATTGATGTATGATATAT